AAGGATCTTGGATATACTTCAGTATTAACTTTATCTGCAATTGGATCTACTGCTACAGCATATACTTCCGTTTTAAATGGAGGAATTCGAAAAATAGATGTTATTGAGGGTGGATATGGATATACTTCATCCCCAACTATCATAATTGAGGAACCAGAAACTGGAATTCAAGCACAAGTAGTTGGAATAGTAACAGAAAAGAGAAGTTTCTTAACAAAGAAAAGTTTAGATAAAATTTATATCACAAATCCTGGATCTGGATATACATCAACTGACTTGCCATCAATATCTTTCTTTGGGGGAAGTGGAACTGGAATAAAAGTAGTACCTACAATATCCGATTATGGTAATATTGGAATAGTTACGATTACTTATCCAGGTTCAGGATATACTTCAGCACCTACAGTTACATTTTCACCTCCACCAGCAGCTGCCTCTGCTACTGCCACAGTAGATACGTTAGTTGAAGATAACTTTTCATATCCAATGAGTTTTGATTCAATAGAAGTCAAATTTGATTCCACCGAAATTACTTTTGATACTGAATTATAAATATTTTTAAAGGTATCCTCAAATAGATGGCAAAGCAAAATATAAACATAGGATCATCTGCAAATGATAGAAGTGGAGATTCTCTTAGATCTGGTGCATCTAAGATTAATCAAAATTTCAATGAGATTTATTCAACTTTTGGGGATGGCAATAGTCTAAACCAAGTATCTATACAAGGAGTTCAGGGAACTAGAGGTTCTCAAGGAATTCAAGGAACAATCGGTCAAGGAGTTCAAGGAATTCAAGGTCCTGCTGGATCTGGTGAAGGTGGAGGTTCTCAAGGAGTTCAGGGAATTCAAGGTCCTGCTGGATCTGGTGGTGGAGGGGGAGGAGGAGAATCATACTGGCAACAAACAGCAGCGGGTATTCATACACTTTCTAATGTTGGTATTGGAACTACAAATCCAACAAGTGCTCTTACAGTTAGTGGGAGTTTAAGTGTTTCTGGCATTTCCACATTAAGTTCAAATGTATCAATAGGTGGAACTGTCTCTGTTAATGGTGGAGTAAAACTTGTAACAAATAATGCGACAATTGTAGGAACATCAGGAACAGTAGGAGAAATTAAGAGAATTGGTGGAGCACCATTCTTCTATGATGGAAGTGCTTGGAGAGAATTTGTTCTTTCTTCAGGTACTCCAGTTTCTGTTCCTGCAGATACTGAATGGGATAGTGTTGTTTTCAGAGCAACTTTTGATGATAATTATACTGATGCAAAGTTTGGAGCAACTCCAGTTTATGTAAGTGCTGGTTCTAGTATTGTAGGTGCTGCAGTTACAATTGGAACTGGTGCTTATAGAAATGATGGTTCTATTGGTGCTGGTATTTCTTATGCTTATAGGTCAGAATATGATTTTACAGGTTCTTGGACTATTGAGTTTTGGATATATGTGGATTCTGGTCCTGTTTATTATAATCCAACATCTCCAGTATCTTTAGTTTCTATGCATTCAACTACTGGTATTGGTACTAGTGGAAATTGGTCTCTTGCTATGTGGAGGGATTTATCTAGTAATACACGAATTAATTGGTTTAACCAAAATGGTGTTGGAGCTGAATTATATATTCAAGCAGGTTCTGTTTGGGACAATTCATTTGTAGATAAATGGAATCATTTTGCACTTGTTAGGCAAGGTAATAATGGATCTCTACATTTTTATATTAATGGTACTGAAACTTCTAGTACTATAGGTAATACTACAATTGATAATGATATACTCAATATAAGTACTAATGGATTAAATGTTGGAGGTGCTACTACTTTTACAGTTGGAAATTTAACTTTTAATTCAAATTCATCTGCTGATGTAATAATTGATGATATGAGAATTTCCTGTGGTGTTGGAACTGCAGGTCAAAGATATACATCTATTGGAATTAGTACTTATGCAACATTCACTCCTCCAACTACTGCACTTCCAACTACTGGAACACTTTCATCTTATGTTCAACCACCAGGAGACAAGTATGGTGAGATTACTTTAGGTGGTTCACCAACCTGGAGAGGAACTTCTGGAGTTACTGTTTCTCAACAATCTAGTGGAAACTATCGTGTAAGTTTTGCAAGTACTTATACTAATAAAAATGATTATTATGTCCTATCTCAAGGTATGGATCAAGGATTTGCTTCTTATGTTGGTATTGCTAGATCTACAACTCACGTAGATTTATCAGTCAATAGACAGAGTAATGATGCTGCAGTTGATACTGGATCCCTTGCAGTTCAGATTAAAAATCATATTTGATGATTGTATTAGTGAGTAATAAATAAAATATAAACACATTAACACTATGAGGACAGTTCCTGGATCAGGTGCCATATTGTCACCAACATTTAATAGTGAATATGGAGTATCCTCAATAGATGTTATTGATGGGGGATCTGGATATGCAACTACAGATCCTCCAAAAATAACAATAAACAATACTCAATCTCCAATAGAAGGGGGAATATTTTATCCAATTATTGAAAGTGGAGAAATAAGTTCTATTGTTATAATTGACCCAGGGGTAGGTTATTATCCAATATCCTCAAGTGTAACTGCCACTGGAATTGCATTTTTAAATTCATCTGGATCAGTTTCGGATATTAAAATTACCAATGCAGGTTACGGTTACACACAACCTCCGACAATTACAATTTCTGGAGGTTCCACAGTTTCTAGTGGAAACTTTATCTTTGGTGAGAATGTAACATCTTCAATTACTAACATAACTGGAATAGTTCAAAATTGGGATCCGACTACAAGAGAATTAAAAATATCAGGAATTGGATCAGATTTTGTAGTTGGTGAAATTATTACAGGAGAAACATCAAATTCCACATATATTATTTCTAATTATCAATCTCCAACATCTTCTACTAAATATGATGATAATGAAAATATAGAGAACGAAGCAGACCAAATCATAGATTTCAGTGAATCCAATCCATTTGGAGACGTGTAATTTATTAAATAGTATAGTTAAGGGAATTTTAAAATGCTTGGAGATTATTTTTATAATAAATGTATCCACAAAACAGTAGTTGCTTTTGGAACTTTATTTAATAATATAAAGATACAGCATAACGATGCTAATGATAATTCTTTATCAACTTTTAAAGTTCCATTAGCATATGGACCAATACAAAAGTTTTTAGCTAGAGTAGAACAATCTCCAGATGGGAATAGGAGAGTTGCAACTACTCTTCCTAGAATGTCATTTGAAATGATTTCCCTTGAATATGCCTCTGCAAGAAAATCATCAACAATTCAAACTTTCAAAGGAACTAGTTCTGTAGATGGAAAGGAAATAAAAAATATTTACGTTCCAGTTCCTTATGATATTGGGTTTGAATTGACTATCGTTTCAAAAATACAAGATGATTGCCTTCAGATTATAGAACAAATTATACCATTCTTCCAACCATCATTTAATTTGAGTGTTAATTTGATCTCCGAAATAAACGAAGTCAAGGATATTCCTGTTATATTAAATAGAATTAATTTTAGAGATACTTATGAAGAAGATTTTAATCAGAGAAGACTAATTTATTATACATTAAGTTTCACAGCAAAAACTTATATCTTCAATCAAATACCAGATGATTCTACTGGATTAATTAAGAAAGTTCAAGTTGATTATGCTACAGATGCAATAAAGAATGCCAAGAGAGAGATGAGATATACCGTAACTCCAAAGGCACTTCAAGATTATAATGATGATGGAGTTATTAACTCACTCGATGATCCTCTAATTGAATATGGAGACGATTTTGGTTTCAATAGTCAATTAGAAAATTTTGGAGACTTCAAAGAATTTAGTACTTCACTAGGAACTGATGTTGATGCGTAATTATGAAAGAAAATAAATTCAATTCTATAGAACAATCACTTAATATCGAAACTAGTTTGGCTCCCGTCGAACCAGTTGAGGTATCTTCTGTAGAAGTTCCAGATGATCCAAGAAAAGATTATGAATATACTAGAGCAAATTTATATAATTTGATAGAAAAGGGTCAGGAAGCAATTAATGGTATTTTGGAGGTAGCACAAAGTTCAGATCATCCTAGAGCATATGAAGTTGCTGGACAACTAATTAAGTCTGTTGGAGATGTGAGTGACAAATTGTTAGATCTTCAGAAGAAAATGAAAGATCTTGATGCGCCAGTGAAGGGAAGTCCAACTACAGTAAATAATGCTTTGTTCGTAGGATCGACAGCAGAGTTATCAAAACTTATAAAACAAGGACTTCTAAATAATATCGAAGAGTAGTATTTACTATGAAAGATCCCAAGGGTCCAACCAGACCATATAAAACTGCAGAAGAAATTGCCAAGAAGCATAATGTTTCATTGGATTATATCAATAAGCAAGTTGAACTTGGAACTGAAGTTGAGTTCGAGCATACTACTAGTAAGAAAAATGCAGAAATAACTGCTCTACAGCATTTAGAGGAACTTCCAGATTATTACAGTAGATTAAAAAAGATGGAAAAAAAGAAATCTTCAGTCAAAGAATCTTTAGATAATAATAGAGAACTTCTTGCTGGAAAAAGATATTGCTTATTATGCAACAAGCACGAGACAGAATCAGAGTGCTCTTGGGGTCCTAATATGTGGAAAAAGTATAGCATTGCTTCCATTCATCCAACAAATGAATCTGCAATTTATGAAGATCATAAAGAGATTGCAAGTGGAAAGAAGAAAGATGAAGAAGGATATATGGCAAGAATTGAATTTGATCAAATTGAAAGGTCAATTAATATTTTAAGAAAATTAGTTAAGAAGGGAGATCAGCAATTACCTGCTTGGGTACAATCAAAAATCACTAGAGCAGCAGACTTTATTGATACTGCAGCAGAATATATTTCTAGTGACGAAGATGTATCTGAAGGAAAAACATATTCTCAATTTATGACTGAAGTTGCTGCTTGGCAGAGAAAGGAAGGAAAAAATCCTGAGGGTGGACTTAATGAAAAGGGGAGAAGATCTTATGAAGATGAAAATCCTGGAAGTGATCTCAAACCACCTCAACCCGAAGGTGGACCACGTAAAAGATCTTTCTGTGCTCGTATGGGAGGAATGCCTGGTCCTATGAAAGATGAAAAAGGTAGACCTACTAGAAAAGCACTAGCACTTAGAAAATGGCACTGTGGAAAAAAATAAATTATGTCTAGTCAGAATGTATATCTTGGAAACCCTTTACTAAAAAAGGCAAATACTCCAATTGAATTTAGTGAAGATCAGATTTTAGAATTTGTTAAGTGTAAGAATGATCCCGTATATTTTGCCAAAAACTATATTAAAATTGTTACCCTAGACCACGGATTACAACAGTTTAAACCATATAATTTTCAGGAAAATTTAATCAATAATTTCCATAATAATAGATTTAACATTTGTAAGATGCCTAGACAGACAGGCAAATCTACAACTGTTGTGTCATACTTACTTCATTATGCTCTTTTTAATGACAACGTAAACATTGCTATCCTAGCAAACAAGGCATCTACTGCTAGAGATTTGCTATCTAGGTTACAGACTGCCTATGAGAACCTTCCAAAGTGGTTACAGCAAGGAATTCTTGCCTGGAACAGGGGTTCTATGGAACTAGAGAATGGTTCTAAAATTCTTGCAGCATCAACATCAGCGTCTGCTGTTCGAGGTGGTTCTTATAATATCATTTTCTTGGACGAATTTGCGTTCGTTCAAAATCACTTAGCAGATGATTTCTTTGCGTCTGTTTATCCTACAATTTCTTCAGGTCAATCTACCAAAGTTATAATTGTTTCTACCCCCCACGGTATGAATCACTTTTATAGACTTTGGCACGATGCTGAACGTGGTAAGAATGAGTACGTTCCAACTGAAGTTCATTGGTCGGAGGTTCCTGGACGAGATTCAAATTGGAAAGCACAAACAATTGCGAACACATCAGAACAGCAATTTAAAATTGAGTTTGAGTGCGAATTTTTAGGATCGGTAGATACTTTGATTGCCCCAAGCAAATTGAAGAGTTTGGTATATGATTCTCCAATTAAAAGAAATAAGGGATTAGATATATATTTTGAATCGGAAAAAACTAGAGATTATGTAATTA